GCCACCGTGAACAAATGTTATCCGTCCACTGATAGCGCGTGCGATAGGGAACGGACGATTCTGTAACGTCGTCACGCTCTAATGCAAGCGCTCCAGCAGAGGGTTTCATTTGCAGGTAAGGTTTAATCAATTCCTTACCCGACTCCTCCGCTCCTACCCCTAACTGATATAGCGATTTAGCTATTCGGGGTAGCCCGCGAACATCTTGGGAAACAGTACGGGATGAAAGACTCCTGTACCGCCACCCTTCGATGCCGTGGGGAGCACGTTGAGGGCAGGCCTCATCAAAATCACCGATGAGACCACCATCGCCGTAACCATCGGGTATTACTACCCTTTGGCTCTGTGGGACCTTGTTACGCGCATACTCATACGCGTCCTTAAAGTCCGAGTCAAGTCCCCATACGCTATAACGGGCGTAGCGGCGAACAGTGTTCGCGGCCCACATCCATTCTAGCGGGGACCTTAACTCTTTACGCAGATAGAAAGGAGTTACATCAACGCCATGAAAGTAGTGTTTACCACAGCTTTCACGAAACGGTCCGTCTGCAAAAGTTTTCTCTGGATTCATCGTGAATCCTACTTCTGCGAACACCTCCTGAAGGAGGCTGACTGCTCGTACATCAATGATGATGTCATCACCATAGACGAGAACGCGTTGATTCCACTCTGAACAGGCAGCAACAACAGTCTTTGCTATAGCCCAAAAAATCAGGGTTTCTAGTTCGAACGTGTAACCGTTACCCATTGCAGAGAACTTCTCAAGAGGGATACCAACCCCTCCAAGAAGTGCGACTGGAGTCCTGGCCTGCTCAAGGGCCTGGAGCCAATCGTGAGGCATCAGCGCTCGCACCAGCTCTTTCGAGATGGTGTCGGATGCCGATGACAGGTCAACTGTTGCAAGTTGCCCAGTGATACTTCCTTCCCGAGCCGCGAGGTTATTCACCTCTTGACTATTTGGGAAGAGCAGTCCCACTCTCCTCAGCCTTGTACGAATGCAGCGCCCAATCCCTAACTGAACCATGACATTCAGGTCAGGTTCAATACAGATTGTGCGGTCCGTCTTGGCTGACTTTGGCACGGTGACTACCTTGCTCCCCCCAACCACCTCAGGCTCAAAATCCCATAAAGGATCTATACACCTGAGTAAGTTGAGGATCGGTACCAAGGTATAACTACAATTAGGACGGAAGTCCCTTATTTTATAGTACAAGTCTCGATGCTTCCTACCTTTAGAGGTAGTGGCGCCGGGACCATGTCTGAAGTGCTTCGCGGCCTCCAGCCAACTAAATGGACCAAGCAGATCGAGGATTTTCCAACGCGCATCCTCAAGGATACGCATTGTGCGAACAGTAAGTAAACTGTTCGCACCGAGATCTACTAGGCGCCTGTTAGC